GTCACCTTCAACATTGGTGGCCAGCAGATTGACAAGCACTACCAGACCTGGTGGCGCCTGTACGCTGAGCTGTTCCTGAGCGAGTCCAGCAAGCTCCAGTACAACAAGATGACCTCTTCCATCGCAGCCTCCAACGGTCTGGGTGGTAACTCTGCCACGACCCCATTCCGTGTGTACCTGCCCCTGCTGTTCTTCTTCAACCGCAACCCAGGCCTTTTCCTGCCCCTAGTGGCTCTGCAGTACCACGAGGTCCGTCTCGACTTCCAGCTCAGCCAGTACTTCACCAGCTACTTCGACCCAACCACGTTCGAGGTATGGGCCAACTACACCTACCTGGACTCGGTTGAGCGTGCCGCCTTCGTGAAAGGCACCGTCGACTCAGGAAGCTGGTCCGCAACGGGTATGGCTGAGACAAATGCAGGAACCTGGAATGCCAGAACATTTGGAAGCACCAACCCAATGGACTCTGTGCCAACTACAATGTCCGGAGGCTTCACCTATGGCACCAACACATACGATGACAACGGTAACCTAATAGGTGCAGCTAACACGACGAATAACTCTCGCTCCAATTATGGCTCCCAGTACCTCATTGACCAGCTCCAGATCTCCTCGAACCTCATCCCAGCCATTGGTGAGACGGTCACTAACCAGGTCCGTATTAACTTCAACCACCCAGTCAAGGAGCTCATCTGGTGCTACCAGAACGCCAGCCCATACACCAACGTCAACGCCATGTGGAACTTTACCCGCAACTGTGCAAACACGCAGGTTACCCTGGACCCAGGTCTGCTGGCCGGTTCCAACTCTCTCATCCTGGGCAACCAGCTGGGTTCGCCACTCGTCTTTGTGGGTGCCAACACCTTCGTGAACACCTACTCCACTGGCGGTGCTTCGGCTGCAGGTATCCTGGCCACCTACGGTTCCTGGACGGAGGAGGGTGCCGCAGTGCCCAAGTGCGAGGTTGGTCCTCTGCACACGTTCAAGCTGCAGCTCAACAACCAGGACCGTTTCAATGTCCAGTACGGTCGGTACTTCAACCAGGTCATGCCCTACTACTACCACACCGGCTGCCCTTACCCAGGCGTCTACGTGTACTCCTTCGCTCTGGAGCCTGAGCAGTTCCAGCCCACCGGCTCTTGCAACTTCTCCCGTATCGACACGGCACAGACGGTCACGGCTCTCAAGTCTGGCTCTCTGTCCACCAACCAGATTGTGTTCGCAACCAACTACAACATTCTCAACATCTCTGGCGGTATGGGCGGTCTCGCATTCTCCAACTAAATACTCAAAAAACAAACTGGGCTTCGGCCCTCAAGAATGATCAATATTCTTGAGGTCTTGTAGTAATGAAGCTGTTAGATCAGACTCATCCCAAGTATAACTGCCCTCAGCTCCTCAGTCTACAGGAGAAACTCATGAAGATTCACTTGTACAATGAGGATGAACCAAGAGAACAAGTCACCACTGGCCTGTCTGAACATATCGAGCCGTACATAAAAGCGATTGATAAGGTTATTGAGCTCCGGAATCATTTTGCCGAAAAGACTCTGGAGATTAAAGAACTTAAAACACTTGCCGCGCATGTCCACAGGAAAACGCAATACACGGAAAAAATAGAAAAAATAATTGACGAGTTTTGTCAGGATGCAAATCTGGAACAACTTCAGAACGAGTACAAGGAGGCTAGTCTTGAAGTTGCAAGATATCGTTCACTTTTTTCGATATGCAAAACTATGGACATACTTAACCGCTATATGTGTTTTGTATGTGTTGAGAATCCGGTTGATCATTGTTTGGTACCATGTGGCCATGTGCTGTGCTCTCGTTGCGCTTCAAAAATCATCAGCACTTGCCCCTTCTGCAGATCCAACTTCCAAACAAGAGTGAAGATGTTTCTGGATTAATCGCCATAGTTGAATTCGCGCCATGGGTATGGGAGCTGATTAATACGATCCCTGCTTGACCGAGTCCCGTTCCATATTCTCTGATTATGTGGTGTGTTCATCTGAGGAGGTACCGAATACGTAGACTTCAAACTTCCGTAGTCAATCATCTCTGATGCTGGTGGGTTGGTCCAGACAGGCATAGCATCCCCATAGCCATTCATATATGCTGGACCAGTCTTGATGGTGTTGATGTTGTTCAGCTGATTATAGAGACCGTTCATTACTATCTTCATATATTTTTGTTCGCACCTTGGTTTGATGTCTCTGCCACATATCATCAAGATCAATGTTCAACATGAAAGCCAACTGAAACAAATAACTAAACACATCACCCATCTCCATCATTACGTCTGTTCCACGCTCCTTTTTCAGATTTGTTTTGCGGCAATACCGAAGCAACTGCCTGATGGCTGATGCCAATTCCCCATTCTCCTCTGTGTAAAGCATCCATACTCTCTCTATTGATGCCTTATCCCAGCCCTTCAGTCTGCACAGTGCCGCAGTCTCATCTTTGTAGCGATTCATCTTGTATTTTTAGCGGTCGTCATCTTTAGTATCCGCCTGGCACCAATAGACTATGAGAACCACGAATAACGCAAACATCATCAACAGAAACTCATTCATTTACTATTGACGGGCAGTATTTATTGGAAGGATTCCCAGACCCGAACGGGACATGTTCTTGGGAAGAGGGAGCGGTGGTGGCGGTTGTATCCACCCTGACTCAGCCTTGTTTATAAAGAACTGTTGCATTTCGATATTCGGAATCATCATATTGACTGCAGCCTGTGTTGCAATCTGAACAATCTGATCTGGTGGAAGCGACGGGTTCTGCAAGTAGATTGAATTTAACAAGTTGTACACGTCACTTGGATTTTGCAAGTCTGTCATGACTCCTAGCTGATCATAGACTGCTTGCTGAATCATCAGCTGAACTGTACTCACGTCCATTTATATTACTTAAGAAATAAAGTCTCCATATATTCAATGAAGGTTCTCAAGCGAAATGGACAACTCGCCGAGATGCTCTTCGACAAAGTAACCATCAGAATCAAGGAACTCTGCAAAGATCTCAATGTTCAGCCGGACAAGGTGGCCCAGAAGGTTTTTGCGTCAATGTATGATGGAGTCAAGACGACTGATATCGATGAGATTTCGGCCGACATTGCTATTGATATGATTTCTGAAGATCCAGACTATGAAGTGCTCGCGACACGTATTGCAGTCAGTAACATGCAAAAGTCGAGCCCTCTGTGCTTCAGCGACTGTATGCTGCAGCTGCCTCTGTCTCCAGACTTTCTAAAGTGCGTATCACAAAAGCATGATCAGATGATTGTTCACGAACGTGACTACAAGTTTGGGTACTTTGGTCTCAAGACGCTCCAAAAGATGTACCTCAACAAGGGCGAGACGCCGCAGTACCTCTACATGCGCGTCGCAGTCGCAATTCACAAGGATAATCTAGAGCGCGTCCAAGAGACGTATGAACTCTTGTCTCAGCACTACTTTACGCACGCAACGCCAACTCTGTTCAACGCTGGCTTTCCCAAGGCTCAAATGTCAAGCTGCTTTCTGCAGGCGCTCAAGGATGATTCAATCGAAGGCATCTACGACACAATGAAGGAGTGTGCCCAGATTAGCAAGTGGTCTGGCGGTCTGGGACTGCACATTCACAACGTCCGGGCTAAAGGTTCAAAAATCAAGGGTACTAATGGAACATCTGATGGGATTATACCGATGCTACGAGTATTTAACAATACCGCAAGGTATGTTAATCAAGGGGGACGACGAAAGGGATCGATTGCGGTATATCTCGAACCTTGGCACGCTGATATTATGGAATTTCTGGAGCTTCGACTGAACCAAGGTGACGAAGAGGCTCGGTGCCGCGACTTGTTCACGGGTCTATGGATTCCGGACCTGTTTATGATTGCAGTCAAGGAGGATTCAGACTGGTATCTCATGTGCCCGAACGAATCTCCTGGGCTTTCAGAGGTCTGGGGGTCTCAGTTTGACGATTTGTACTACAAATACATCAACGAAGGCAAGTTTCGAGCAAAGGTCAAGGCGCGCGAGATTTGGAACGCCATCATCAAGTCGCAGGTTGAGACTGGAACGCCATACATGCTCTACAAGGATGCCTGCAACTCCAAGTCGAACCAGAAGCACTTGGGAACCATCAAGTCCTCGAACCTCTGTACCGAGATTATCGAGTACTCTGACAAGGATGAGACTGCCGTATGCAACTTGGCTTCAATCAGTCTTCCAGCCTTTGTTGGTACTTCTGGTTTTGATACCCTGAAGCTCGCAGAAGTGACCAAGGTGGTGACTCGTAATCTCAATCGAGTCATTGATGAGAATTACTACCCGACAGAAGCTGCCCGAAAGTCAAACCTGCGACACAGACCAATTGCCATGGGCGTTCAAGGCCTTGCGGATGTATTTCAGATGATGGGATTTCCCTTTGATTGCGAAGATGCCAAGTGTCTTCAGCTTGACATTTTCGAAACGATTTACCACGCAGCCTTGGAAGAATCGTGCAAGCTTGCAGAGGAGGAGGGTCCATATGAAACATTCCGTGGGTCGCCAGCGCATGATGGTCGTCTTCAGTTTGATCTCTGGGGGATTCGGCGACCAGCCTATGACCGTCTGAAAAAGCAGATTGCCAAATGGGGACTGAGAAACTCGCTGCTCGTTGCGCCAATGCCAACCGCCTCGACATCTCAGATTCTTGGCAACAACGAATGCTTTGAGCCGTTCACGAGCAACTTGTATCTGCGGCGTACACTGGCGGGTGAGTTTGTGATGATTAACAAGCACCTTGTCAAGGAGCTTCAGATGTTGGGAGTCTGGAGCAAGGAGACGAAGGATCAGATTATCAAGGATGGAGGTTCAGTTCAGGGTCTGAATATCAGTGATGAGCTGAAGCTTGTGTACAGGACAGTCTGGGAGATTCCTCAGCGGTCTTTGATTGATATGGCTGTGCTTCGCGCTCCTTATATCGATCAGTCTCAATCTATGAATCTCTTTGTCGAGGATCCAACAGTTGCAAAGTTGTCGAGCATCCATATGTATACTTGGGAAAAGGGACTCAAGACTGGAATGTACTATCTGAGAACACGCCCAAAGGCGAAGGCGATTCAAGTGACACTGGCTTGTACTCGCGAATGCACAAGTTGCTCAGGATAATAATCTAGGTATATACAAATGAAACCTAAGTTGATCATTATACTACTTATCCTGTTCTTGCTTTACTGTTCTACAAGTTCACCATATTCAGTTACAAATGTATCACAACTATTCCCGACATCTGATGAATATAACGCCGTATTTTATACCAAACCATTTCATTATTCTTGGAATCACAATCATTCGGTTCAAATAACAAACACAATTACAAATACTACACAAATGATTCAAATACCCACAGATGGTCCTATGCAACAAACGAAACAGGGGATTCTGATTGATCATAATGGGTATTTCGTGATTGGTTCTTGGGGCGATGCCAATCCGATCCGTCCTACAATTTGTTGGTACACAGTCCAAGGAAATCCTATTTTGAAATATACAACTACTTTCCCTGTGACTTCCGCGTTTCAAGGATATTTAACATCCTTGACACAGAGTAAATATGATCGTTCATATCTAACAATGGTTCAAGGCCGCAATGGTTATTTTATTGCTAGAATAATGGTTCCAGGAGCTTTGCCAAGTTTAGTCAATATATCACCTATACAACCAAATCAAAGTTTCGATTCTCAAAACAATCCATTCATTTTTGAAACAGCAAATGGTGATTTATACATTTTAAATACTAATTTCATCAATTGTTACAAAAAATCTCAAAATACATTATTATCTGTCAATTCAAACGGAACATTTGTAGGGACAAGAACTGCACCATTTACTTTTGGAAGTGTAACTGCAGCCTGCATGGATGGACAAAGTCATATATTTATTCTTGATAGCGGAAGATATATAAAGAAAATAGGATTTGACACAAGTTCTTCTTTAATAACAGATTTCATGGCTTCTTTGTACAGTACAATAGCAACTGAAGATGGAATCAACTTTTATCTTACTAAACCATCTGGTCAACTCGATCATTTCAGCCCTTAGTGTACTTGAAGCATTCCCATAGTTTCGAAGTCTTTTTTGAAAGTTCTGAAAACTCATCGATTGTGTAGTTGTCACTCATAGAACGATTGCAGTTGCTGCATATTGGCCGCAGGTTATCAATGTCCAAGGTTCCACCCTTGCTCTCAGGTATGTTGTGACCCGTCTCGAAATTAAAAGGTGTTATAAGATTCTGACACCACTTGACAAGACATTTGTGCTCAAATTTCTTGCCTATGTGGACAAGCCAAACCTGCTGTCTCAGAGCTCCAGGAATCTTAGCCTTCATAGCTCACTCAAGTCTCTTTACTTTAATTAAAGACTACTTTGCACCATTATACATGTACTGGACTGAGGTAAATAAAGATCTTGTGGAGGTTGGTCCGCGCAGAAAGATTACGTACAATGGTCGAGTCCTGAGATTTCAGATCCCAGAGTCCCTGTGCGTC